CAGAGCCTCTTGAAGAGATCCTTTCACCTGATCTAGCGATGCCCCCTAGTGCTCACGCTCTCCAGCAGCAACAATCACCAGCGGCCAGTCCGCAGCGTACGGATTTTCAGCAAGACCCAGGAACTGGCTCGAGTGGCCTAGTCGATCAATCTGCAGGCGTTGCTCAAGGCGAGGAGCTTGCACACCCAGGACCCAAGACATTGCAGTTCAAGGACGTATGATAGAGCAGCAGTGGTCAAGATTGGATACTTGCTGCAAGAGGAGCTTCCGAGTTTTTGACATGCCAAAGTGTGCTCTTGTGGAAGACTATGCTTTCTTCAACATGGTTCCTGTGGTAACTACAACACCTAAGAATGATTTCCTCAAGTGGGTGCGTGCGTGGCCAGATATTGATGAAGCAAAGGCCAACTACGCAGAATTCCCACCTGGACTAGGAGGTCCGGTTAAGATGACTATAGCAACTGTGGCAGAAATATTCCCAATACCCATAGAGCCACTAGCATCTGTAGTACTATCTGCAAACATTGGAGCTGTGGAGGCTCAAGTGGCTGCTTTCCTTTTCTGGGCGCACACCGCTCCAGTTAGAGTCACAGACATGCTCGTGGATCAAGGCTGGGTCTACACCCCTCTTAAAGAATGGGCATCAAGCTACAAGGCAGATCTAGACACTATGCGACGCTACGCTTCTATCCCTGGTCATGTGAATGATCACGAGGGTTTTTCATGGATACGGAAGATAATGTCCCTGACTTATCGGGGAGTAGAGGAGCCTGATTGGGAAAGTGAGATGGCCAGGATGAGGCAAAACATGCCTGTGCGTGGAACTGAAAGGCTTAGGGTACCGTACCATCTCAGCTACAATGTACTAGTGTGGAAGCATATGTGCAACATAGCGGATGCGACGGTTGCAAGGATAGTAAAGAATGAGCAGCTGGACACTATAAAAGACTGGTGGGCACTGAGAAAGACGTGGTCACCTTCAGGAAGTACGTCAAACAGGCAATTGATGGACGAATACAAGCAGAACATGCCCAATGTCAGAAGCGGAGACAGGCCATCTAAAAAGACCATAGTCGAGGCCTTGGAAGACGACTTCATGGAGGAGATACTGGCAAGTGTACCAATATCTGTAGCAAGGAAGAGCAAGAAGAGTGAGGCAGGATGGAAGGCTCGAGCCCTTTATGCTTCTCAAGACGAGTGCTTTTACGTCTCATCATATGCTTCCGTAGGCATGGAAAGGGCTATGGATCACGGGGGTATGAACCCTAGACAGACGCCCGATGATGTGGCGAACTGGGTGGTGGCGGACTGGAGAACAAAAGCTCTAGAAGTCTGGCTCAGCCTTGACTATAGTGACTACAACAAGGAACATAGGAATGAAGAGCTCTGCCGGCTAAATCTAGCATTGGCATTGGCTTGGCACAAGGCCAACATACCTGAAGAAGTTAAAAAAGACAAGATGAGGGCAGCCCTGTGGGTGGCAGAGTCCCACATGTGTGCTTTCGTGAAGGATGACAAAGGCGAACACCGCGTATTTTCAGGGCTTTTCTCTGGCCACAGAGATACAGCACGTGACAATACCCTCTTGCATGCAGTCTATTCCAATACCATCCAGGACATGTGCTCATATGTTTTAGGAAAAAGAGTAAAGCCTAAATTCCTTGCTATGTGCGGCGACGATGAGGATGCACTCTTCAGTAGTGACATGTCAGCAATGATGTACCTGCATATGCATTCGCTAGTAGGATTCACCCTCAAGGAGCAAAAACAGATGCTCGGGCATGCACACCATGAATATCTTCAAAGATCAGCTTTTAAGCATGAACTCCCAACAAAACCAGTGGCAACGATATTGGAAACGTTATCCACAGGTAACTGGTACAAGAGATCAAACACGTGGTATGACACTGTCGTGAGCAGTGTGTCTGATAATTGTTATGAGTTGATGCGTAGAGGAGTAGATATGTGCGTGGCAAGAAAGCTGGCAAGGAAGTTGATATCAGCGTCGATGAGGATCAAGCAGAAGGACGGAGCGTGGAAGAGGCTTGAGTGGTGGAGCTACAGAAACCCTTCAGGCAATCATCCTCTCTGGGGCTATGAAAATACTCTGCAGGTTCCAACAACGAGCCTGAAACCTGCCCCATATGGGCCTTATGTCAAAGAAAAAGCAACTCAGGCTTACTTGAACCACGTCTACAACGTGCTGAAGCATCTTCCACAAGGAAAATTACAGCATGTGAAGACTCAAATGCTGGCCGACTCCTACGGCAGTCTCCATACATCGTGGAGGGCAGAGCTGAATGAGCTAGAAGCAGACGCCACATGGCCAGAGCGCCACTGTGAGTCGGAGCTGCAGGATGGCCCCACCCCATGGGACGTGAGGCACAAGCCTGAACTATTTGTCACCATGATGCAGCTAAGGGCCAAGAACAA